TTACGGGGTAATGCCAACCGCTGCCGCCACTTTGTCGCCACTTGGCAGCGTTGCCAGAGGATTGAAACGGAGCGCCGTTTCCAGATGATCCGGTGCCAGATGTGCGTAACGCATAGTCATTTTTATATCGTGGTGTCCGAGAATTTTTTGTAAGGCCAGAATGTTTCCACCCGACATCATGAAGTGCGCCGCAAACGTATGGCGCAGAACGTGTGTGAGTTGACCGCGAGGGAGCACGATAGACGTTTTTTCCATCACGGATAAAAATTGAAAATAGCAGTCTGTGAAGAAATTGAACCCATCAAGCGCCATGATCTCTTCGTAAAGCTCTTTACTGATAGGGATGCTTCTGTTTTTCTTCCCCTTCGTTCTGACAAAGGTAATTCGGTATTTGGTCACCTGTGAGCGAGTAAGATTTACGGCTTCACGCCAGCGTGCGCCTGTGCTTAAGCATATCTTAACTACCAGTGCCAGAATTGGGTCCTGACGTTTGCAATCAGCCAGCAATTCAACAATCTGCTCATGGGTAAGCCATGCCATCTCTTTTTCTGCGATGGTGAATTTTCGCATGTTCTCCAGTGGGTTCGGATACGACCATTCGCCCAGACGGGATAGTTCGCTAAAAACACTACTTAGATAGCTTTGCTCCAGGTTAATGGTGACCGGGCTTGCTCCTTTCTTCCATTTCTCGCTGAAGTAGATCTCGCCTGTCAGGCGTTTATCTCGATAGTGGGCAAACATTTTAGAGGTGAGATCGGTTGCAAGAGGATTGCCCAGAGCGTCAACCATCAACAGCAATTTGTCATAGACATGCTGCCCAGCTGTCAGAGATTTACCATGTAGTTTGAACCATAGTTCAACCACGTCTTTCAGTGTTCGACGATCCACTGATTCACCCAGCCAGGGCTTTGCTTCGGTTTCTTCCATCGTGTGACGCTCAAAAGCCAGAGCTTCGCCTTTGGTGGCGAATTGTTTACGCACACGACGTCCACTACGTCCGGCGGGGTAACATTCGCAAAGCCATTTTCCTGTGGTGAGTTTTCGTACTGCCATAAAAAAGCCCTCATATCAGAGGGCTAAATTTAACTGTATATACAACCAGTAATCAATGTGTGATTACTATGAAACATACATTGCTAAGCAACATGCAGTTCATCGTTGGCGGAAGTTGCTGCTTTGCGCTCTTGCTCAATCGCCAGTGACTCTCTATATTCTTTCGCTTCCGCAAACATTGTCCATTGTGCGTTGATGTTCATATCTTCAATAACAGACTTAATTTCTTTAATATTTACGTTGAAAAACTCTTTTCGTGAGTTAATTTTATTGACCTGTTTTTCGTTGAAGACTTTATGCAGATGATTTTCTAATGATGGTGCATCATCACTATAAATCATCGCATGAACATCGAATGAAAAAGGAACACTAGCATCACCGAGTTCACGAACACGATCAAGTGGTTCAAGGCGGCGTGTCATTCCAATTTTATATACATCTTCGCCAAATGAGCCAATATTACTAATTATATAAACGTGGCCTGATCTAGTTTGTTGAGCCATAGAAATAGCTCGTTGGTTTTTAGCTTCAGCTTCTTCATATTTTAACTGTAGTTCAGCTATTTTTTGCTCTAAAGCTAAGCGTTGTTCTTCATTTGCAAGCATAAGCTCTTTTGTTGCTTTATTTATAGCTTGCTGAATAGCTTTCTCTTCTTTTTCAGCTTCTTTTATCGCTTTTTCATACTCCCTACGAGCTCTTTCCTCTTCACGAAGTTGTTCTTTAATCCTTCTTTGCTCTTCTTTTTCTTCGAGCATAATTTCATTAACTGCAACTCCCCATTTTAGCTCGTTGAGTCGAGCTTGAAGATAGATGTCACTTATTTTTGCGGACCTAAAGGCAGAACCATTGTAATTTACAAGTTGAAACGCATCTTTTATCTCTTGGGAAAGTTTTCCAAAATTGTTGTGTTTGACTTTTGATAAAATACTGTCAACTCTTCCATTGAAGGCATCTAAAACAAAGTTGATAGCAGTATTACGCCTGTTTTGTTCAACATAATCACACGAAGCAGCTTTATTAGTTTTTATTAATGATTTTGTTAACTCCCTGGCTTTTTGTAATTCCTTACCTGCATCTGTAAACTCATAATTTTCTGCCAATTCATCGAGAACGCTACGGTTAGGGATGATCCATTCATCACCATAACCTTCAATTTTATTTTTCATTGATTTGGCAACTGCTTCATATTTTTCTGCAAACTCTTTAGCTTCATATGCTGAACCAGCAATCTCTTTTGCTCTTTCTTCTGCATCGGAAATAATTTTCACTGCATTGTCATTAGCATTTGAGATCAGCTCATTTGCTTTACTATTGGCATTATCAAGACGTTCTTTAGCTTTCAGGCGTGCATCGCGAGCGTCTTTAGTAATTGCTATAGCTTCGCTATTAGCGTTGCTTATTTTTATCTGAGCTTGATAATTTGCTTCGTTTACTGTCTTAGCAGCCTTTATTTGGGCTTCTTCTATTTTTTGCCTGGCTATTGAGTCTGCATTTTTTATCTTATTCTCTGCTTCCATCACTGCGCTGTGCAATTCTACGTATTGCCATAATGGCGCAGCTCGTCCTTCAAGCTCTGATAGATCTCGTACAGTCTGTGCTAATTCTTCTTGATTTTCTTTCAGTTGGTTGGAAAGGGCTATGTTGTTAGCTGTCAAGGTATTTATAGCCGCTTTATGTTTTTTGCTTTGCTTAAATAATATTACAGCTAGAATGGGGGCGAGAAATGCTAATAAGAATATAACGATGGAAAATGAATTCATTTTTAAATCCTTTTACTATATTAATTTGAAACTATTGTACTTCTTATACAAGCAACTACTTCAATATCAGAAAATGCACATTCAAAGCTATTCTCTGTACTTGTAATTTTAATCATACCTTTTGGAAGCTTTGTGATTTTTCGAATGGAATAGGTTCCGTCGATGTTGATTAACCAGTGCCCATCAAGTACTTCAGAAAATTTTTGATCACAAATGTATGTGACGAGCCCATCCTGAATAACAATTGGTGATGAAAGATTTGCAGGAAGAAATGATGAATCGAAGACATATGAACCATCTTCAATCATTTTGCCTGCGGTAAGGCGAAACTTGGCAAGCTCTTCTGTAGCTGCTGTCAGCGAGCTTTGCTTAAGGCCTTGCCCGGTGGTTAACCATTTCAGTGAGGTTCCTGTTTCAAGAGCACATTGGATTATCCAGTCTGCAGGAAACGTATCCCGCAAATACCTGTTCGCCAGAGTGCTTTTTGATACTTCCAAGTGATCAGCTAAAGCCTGTCGTGTCGTAAAGCCATAAGCTTCGACTAATCGCTCAATCGCAGCCTTACCACCTTTATTGGGATTTATTTTGATCTCATTTGGGTACTTTGATGTTGACATATCTCTTTTGCGATCCTAGTATCAATTTTGTCCCCATTTGGGTACTTGTCACGATTACTACAGGCTCACCACAAGCCAATAGGAGATGTTGCATCATGACCCCTAACATTTCAATAACTCTGAATACGCCACATGTCACAATTGAGCGTTATAGCGAACTTACTGGTCTTTCTATCGACACCATCAACGATATGCTGGCTGATGGTCGCATCCCTCGCCATCGCCTTCGGAAAGACAAGAAAAGAGAAAAGGTAATGATCAACCTTGCTGCTCTTACCGTTGATGCACTTACTGATTGCAATGTTGTATTCAACTAGTTCCATTTTGGGATACATCAGGGGTGTCGACTATGTTTGATTACCAAGTTTCCAAACATCCACATTTTGACGAAGCCTGTCGTGCATTCGCACTGCGCCACAACCTGGTGCAACTGGCAGAACGTGCAGGCATGAATGTACAGATTCTGCGGAACAAGCTGAACCCAGCTCAACCTCATTTATTAACCGCACCAGAAATCTGGTTGCTTACCGATCTGACTGAAGATTCAACGCTGGTAGATGGCTTTCTGGCACAGATTCACTGCCTGCCATGTGTACCGATTAATGAGGTGGCAAAAGAGAAACTGCCGCATTATGTCATGAGTGCAACCGCAGAGATCGGGCGTGTTGCTGCAGGTGCGGTATCCGGCGATGTAAAAACCAGTGCAGGTCGTCGTGATGCTATCAGCAGCATTAACTCTGTAACACGGCTGATGGCGCTGGCCGCTGTTTCATTGCAGGCCCGTTTACAGGCTAATCCTGCGATGGCGAGTGCAGTTGATACCGTTACTGGCCTCGGTGCTTCATTCGGTTTGCTGTGAGGTGCTTATGCTGACGAAAGAACCATCATTTGCATCGCTGCTGGTAAAACAAAGCCCGGCAATGCACTACGGTCACGGCTGGATCATGGGGGAGGATGGTAAACGCTGGCATCCGTGCCGTTCACAGGATGAATTGCTGGCAGAACTATCTACGAAAAAACGGGGGAACAAATGGCTATTGAAGGCGCTGCGGCAACTGTTCCATTAAGCCCCGGTGAACGCCTGAATGGACTTAATCACATTGCGGAGTTAAGGGCGAAAGTTTTTGGCCTGAATATTGAGTCAGAGCTTGAGCGGTTTATTAAAGATATGCGTGATCCACGGGATATCAATAATGAACAAAATAAACGAGCACTGGCTGCCATATTCTTTATGGCAAAAATTCCAGCTGAACGTCATAGTATCAGCATTAATGAGCTGACCACTGACGAAAAGCGGGAGCTGATTAAAGCAATGAATCATTTTCGTGCAGTGGTGAGCTTATTTCCCAGACGGCTAACCATGCCGAATTAACCAACTAATGAAATTAATGGCGTAAACCCGCCGGGCATCCCTTTATCTAAATTCAGGAGAATTGATTATGCGTAATATTGAAACCCTCACGACTAAAACCGGACCGGATGACGCAGGGCTTAATATTTTACTGACAGAGGCTCGTCTGGAAGAACGCCGGGCAAGGGCTGAAGCAATGGCAGCTCGCCTTGATAGCCTGGCGTGTCATATCTCATCCCGTCAGCTAAACCACGTGGAAGCGGCAGAACTGCTGCGTGTGACTGCTGAAGCAATCCAGAACGAAGCGCAGGAGATCCACTAATGGCTGATGCAATGGATCTCGTACAGCAGCGCGTTGAAGAAGAACGCCAGCGCCATATCCGTGCTGCCCGTGCCAAAACGCCGGGCGTGTCCCGCGTGCTTTGCGTTGAGTGTGAAGCGCCAATTCCGCCAGCACGCCGCCGTGCCATTCCGGGTGTGCAGCTTTGCATTACATGTCAGGAAATCGCAGAGCTGAAAGGCAAACATTACAACGGAGGTGCTGTATGAGCACCATCTTGAAATGGGCGGGAAATAAAACCGCCGTAATGTCCGAACTGAAAAAACATCTTCCTGCTGGTCCGCGACTAGTTGAACCTTTCGCGGGTTCCTGTGCTGTGATGATGGAGACGGATTATCCCTGCTATCTGGTTGCGGATATTAATCCTGATTTAATCAACCTCTATAAAAAGGTTGCCGCTGATTGTGAATCGTTTATATCTCGCGCCAAAGTTTTATTTGAGATCGCAAACAGGGAGGTGGCTTATTACAACATAAGGCAGGAGTTTAATTACTCAACTGAAATTACTGATTTCATGAAAGCGGTATATTTCCTGTATCTCAATCGTCACGGTTACCGTGGGTTATGTCGCTATAACAAGAGCGGGCATTTCAACATTCCCTACGGTAATTATAAAAATCCGTATTTCCCTGAAAAAGAAATTCGCGCTTTTGCAGAAAAAGCCCAGCGAGCAACGTTTATCTGCGCCAGCTTTGATGAAACGCTGGCGATGTTGAAGGCGGGGGATGTGGTGTATTGCGATCCGCCTTATGACGGTACGTTTTCCGGCTATCACGCTGACGGCTTTACTGAAGATGACCAGTATCACCTGGCATCCGTTCTTGAACATCGGTCATCAGAAGGACATCCGGTCATTGTTTCTAACAGTGACACATCCCTGATCCGTTCGCTGTATCGCAATTTTACTCACCACTATATCAAGGTAAAACGCAGCATCGGCGTAGCAGCTGGTGAGAGTAAATCAGCAACAGAAATCATTGCTGTTTCCGGGCCGCGCTGCTGGGTGGGATTTGATTATTCGCGTGGCGTGGATAGTTCTGCCGTGTACGGAGTACGTGCATGAGCCATGCCGATATGAGCAACTGCTGCGGCTTTAACGAGGCTGCCGCATCGTTCTCATGGAACAGCCCGAAAAAGGCCATTAACCCTTATCTGGACCCGGCGGAAGTTGCGCCGGTTTCTGCGCTTTCAAACCTGATCACTCTGTACGCTGCCGATAACGAGCAGGAACAACTGCGCCGCGAGGCACTGAGTGATCAGGTCTGGGAGCGTTATTTCTTTAATGAATCCCGTGATCCTGTCCAACGCGAAATGGAGCAGGATAAGCTCATTAGCCGGGCAAAGTTGGCGCATGAGCAGCAGCGTTTTAACCCGGACATGGTCATTCTGGCAGACGTCAGCGCCCAGCCCTCCCATATCAGCAAGCCGCTGATGCAACGTATTGAATACTTCAGCAGCCTGGGCAGGCCAAAGGCTTATTCCCGCTATTTACGTGAGACGATTAAGCCATGTCTGGAACGACTGGAGCATGTACGCGACAGCCAGCTATCTGCATCTTTTCGTTTTATGGCAAGCCATGTAGGGCTGGACGGCCTGCTGATTCTGCCTGAAATGAGTCAGGATCAGGTGAAACGCCTGTCTACCCTTGTCGCTGCGCATATGAGCATGTGCCTTGATGCAGCTTGTGGTGATTTGTATGCCACCGATGACGTTAAGCCAGAAGAAATCCGCAAGACATGGGAAAAGGTGGCAGCGGAAACCCTGCGTCTGGATGTCATCCCGCCTGCGTTTGAGCAACTCCGTCGGAAAAGAAACCGCCGTAAACCCGTGCCCTATGAACTCATTCCGGGTTCGCTGGCGCGTATGTTGTGCGCCGACTGGTGGTACCGGAAATTATGGAAAATGCGTTGCGAATGGCGGGAAGAGCAGTTGCGTGCTGTCTGCCTGGTCAGCAAAAAAGCATCTCCCTATGTCAGCTATGAAGCCGTGATGCATAAACGTGAGCAGCGCCGCAAGTCACTGGAGTTTTTCCGTTCTCATGAACTGGTGAACGAAGAGGGCGACACGCTGGATATGGAAGACGTGGTAAACGCCAGCAGCAGCAACCCGGCGCACCGCCGCAATGAGATGATGGCCTGTGTTAAAGGTCTGGAGCTTATCGCGGAAATGCGCGGTGACTGCGCCGTTTTCTACACCATTACCTGTCCGTCACGTTTCCATTCCACGCTCAATAACGGCAGACCAAACCCAACCTGGACAAATGCGACGGTAAGACAAAGCAGCGATTATCTGGTCGGCATGTTTGCTGCATTTCGTAAGGCGATGCACAAAGCCGGGTTGCGCTGGTATGGCGTGCGGGTGGCTGAGCCGCATCATGACGGTACAGTTCACTGGCACCTGTTGTGTTTCATGCGCAAAAAAGACCGCCGCGCCATTACTGCATTGTTGCGTAAGTTTGCCATCCGTGAAGACCGCGAGGAACTGGGTAATAACACTGGTCCACGCTTTAAATCTGAGCTGATAAACCCGCGCAAAGGAACGCCGACAAGCTACATCGCGAAATACATCAGTAAGAACATTGACGGGCGTGGTCTGGCTGGCGAGATCAGCAAGGAAACGGGTAAATCCCTGCGTGATAACGCTGAATACGTTAATGCCTGGGCGTCTCTGCATCGTGTTCAGCAATTCCGCTTCTTTGGTATTCCGGGACGTCAGGCTTACCGTGAACTTCGCTTGCTGGCTGGTCAGGCGGCAAGGCAACAGGGTGACAAAAAAGCAGGTGCGCCGGTACTGGATAACCCGCGTCTTGATGCCATTCTGGCTGCTGCTGATGCTGGTTGTTTTGCCACCTACATCATGAAGCAGGGCGGCGTACTGGTTCCCCGCAAATATCACCTCATCAGAACCGCTTATGAAATCAACGAAGAGCCAACCGCCTATGGCGATCACGGTATTCGTATTTATGGCATCTGGTCACCCATTGCAGAGGGCAAGATCTGCACTCATGCAGTGAAGTGGAAAATGGTTCGTAAGGCCGTTGACGTTCAGGAGGCGGCAGCCGACCAGGGCGCTTGCGCCCCTTGGACTCGTGGCAATAACTGTCCCCTTGCTGAAAATTTGAACCAACAAGGGAAAGACAAATCAGCTGATGGGGATACCAGAACGGACATTACCCGCATGGATGACAAGGAGTTGCACGAATACCTGCACAGTATGAGCAAAAAAGAGCGCCGGGAACTGGCTGCAAGGTTACGCCTGGTGAAACCGAAACGGCGTAAAGACTACAAACAGCGAATTACAGACCATCAGCGACAGCAGCTCGTCTATGAACTGAAGTCCAGAGGATTTGATGGCAGCGAGAAAGAGGTCGATTTACTCCTTCGCGGCGGCAGTATTCCGTCAGGAGCAGGCCTGCGTATCTTCTATCGGAACCAGCGTTTGCAGGAAGATGATAAGTGGCGGAACCTGTATTAATTACGCGGGTTAACAATTCGTGCTCTTAATAATACCAGGCATTTCAGGCTGATGAACGTAAAAAAACGTTTTACATCAGTAAGATTATTATATACTGTAAATATAAACAGTGGTTATATATACAGTATTACTTTGGTGTCATAGGAGGAAAGATGCAGGACTATTTTTTGGAGTCTTTGAAGCTCCAGCGCATTGATTTTTTTCTTAAGCTTGTAGCGGCTAGTGAGTGTAGTGATGAAGAGAAGGGGCTGGCTCTGCAGTGGGTTTCTGAATTGACTGATGAACTCATGGCAAAAATCAGAACCCACGAATACAACCGCTCAATGGATGTCATCAGCTGAGGTGACCTTTATGCGCATTGAAATAATGATCGATAAAGAGCAGAAGATTAGCCAGTCTACCCTGGACGCCCTTGAATCCGAGCTTTACCGCAATCTGCGCCCCCTGTATCCCAAAATGGTAATTCGCATCCGCAAAGGTAGCTCTAACGGTGTGGAACTGACCGGACTGCAACTGGACGAAGAAAGAAAACAAGTGATGAAGATTATGCAGAAGGTGTGGGAAGACGACAGCTGGCTGCATTAAGAAAAGTTGCTGGCGTCTGAACTTGATTCTGGCGTCAGCAAGGTTGAACAACGAGTACAGTGAGGCGTTAGGTGTGGCGTTTATTTGATGAGTGAACGCCCGTTCTGCGACAGGTTCGGAGATTAAGGTTGAAACTACGGGCAAAATACCATCTTTTTCCTACTTAATTGAGTCCAGTAACAAGTTACAGTTACTCTCATTGTAGAGAGAACGAGCAATTAGTGTTACCTGCTTTCCATTCATTCCCGGCTTATCCCATAACACAGCTTCTTGCGACGCCACAAATTCAGCATAATCAATTATGCGTTGTTCGTGATCTGGTTCCTCATAGCCAAAGTATGAGAGCGCATCGTTGTAAGCGTGGTAAGCTGCTTTCTGTAATATCTTGATATCGGCTGTAGGTACTTGCTCCGTGTAGCTAGGATCTAATTGTGTGCTACTGCCATAGAATGCACATGAAAGGTAAGATATTGATTTCTGTTGAGCTTTAGTTCCTTTCTCATAGTTTTTAGCTGTTACCGCCTGAACTGGGACGCTAACAAAGCTTGCAACCAGAATTAAAATTAATACGTAAAAGCTTTTCATTTTGACCTCAGCCGAAACGTTAGAGAGACTATCGAAATTTGTAAAACCCGTGGCGATTCAGTTTGAGATCCTCCCCCTTACATGATTTTTAATCAAATATATGCTTTTGTAAGCATACCTGTTAACCGAATTATTTATTTTTAGAGATCTTCCGACATACTGATTATGCCCGCTGAGGAGTTCACCTTGCGTAAGGTCCGATTCGCTTTACTCGTCTGTGAATGTCTATGCTGCATGAGATTGCATGATCGTTTGAGGATCGTTTTTGCTAAGGCCCGCCAGAACTGGCGGGCTTTTGCGTAGATCATGCACCTGCATGAAAACCACTACATAAAGCGGGCAGGCGTGGCGGGGATACGAGCGCGCGCAGAGAGTTAGTTTGGCATTTGAACCTAAGTCATTAGTGATAACTTGGTGTCATTTTTTGGGTTGTAAATGATGTAAGTATCCATTTAATATGGATATATCTACTCTTAAGGCGCAGAAAAATGATGGGGCCAATCAAAATTTACTCTTGCGGTACATATCATCCTTGGCGATATCGAGGAGAGCGAAATCCTCGTTCCGGGGATAGACTTTCAAAGGCAATGATGGATTTGAAGGACGCTTCAAATTCCGGGTATGCAAAGGCTGTTAATATTTTTACCCAACTTTTAACTTCTAGCCTCCAAAGCTATGTGATTGGTAGGGTTGCTTTTACCGACGTGCCCTTTGAGATAACAATTGTTCCTTCTCATGCTGAGGGAAAAGTATCTCAAGCTTTAATAAAAATAGCGCAAGATATTGCGAAAAAATTTCCTAATGCTGTATATAACCAATCATTACAGAGAAAAACAACAGTAGTGAGTGCTCATAAGGGGGGCGGAGATCGTTCTGTCGAACATCATATGTCAACAATCGGAGTTACATCCAATGTGGCTGATAAGGTTATTCTCCTTATTGATGATGTTACTACAACTGGGGGGAGTATGACGGCGTGCTATTATCTGTTAAGATATGCAGGCGCAAAGACAATATTGCCACTGGCGTTACTAGAAACAGCTAATTATGAGGAGTGAAATAATGCACCCTTCCCAATTCAAAATATTGTTAGGTCTATCGGTACAGGTTGATAGACTTGCATCAGAACAAGGGTTGCTTAAATTATTTAACGATATTCCATTCCATATTATTTCCGATGAATATGAATTGGTTGAGTGTGTTAATTCAGCCGGGATTTTAAAATCCACCTTTTCTATAGCGTCATTGCATAATGCTGAAGACTATTTGAGCAAGCATTTGTCATTGGGGATTGTTCCAATTCCTTTTGGAGATGCTAAATACCCTATTTGTTTAGCAATTACGCCAAATCCCCCAGCAATGTTATATTTGAAGGGGGACGTAAATATTCTTAGTGAGATGCCAGGAGTTGCAATTGTTGGTTCTCGTGAAGTTTCTATGGCAGGGGAAGAAATTACGAAGAGAATTACCACGAAAATCTGTGAAAGAGGTGTGGTGATTGTAAGCGGCCTAGCTATTGGTACTGATACAAATGCACACAAGGCAACTCTTAAGGCAGGTGCTAAAACAATTGCTGTATTAGCTCATGGTTTAGAGAGCGCTAAGCCTAAACAAAATGCTAGATTAGCAAATGAAATTTTATCTAACGGTGGGGCTTGGATTTCTGAGTATCCTGTAGGGAGGCCTGCATTCAAGCAGTCATTTGTGCAACGCAACAGAATCCAGGTAGGTTTATCAGCAGTTTCGATACTAATCGAAGCAGCAAAAAATAGTGGGACAATGACGCAGGCGGATTTTGCTATTAAAGCGGCAAGACCTATTTTTGCTGTTGTACCGCATAAGGCTGATAATCCACTGGGACTTAATTGCGAAGGAACTCAACAACTTGTTGATAATGAATTGGCTAATCCCTTGCGCACTAGTCAAGACTATGATTCACTGATGAATGTAATATCTGAGTCAATAAGCAAAATTAAGATAAATTCTGATATTTATAGATCTAATATGAGTCACTTTCTGATTTAGTGGGTAGTTTTACTACCCATTAAATTTAATTGGATAAATTATATGGAGAAAAGATAATAACTTCTATGTTAAGCCATTCGTTAAGTTCTTGAATCCTTCTTTGCAATGGGATTAATTCATTTCTAACAAACACTTTGCTTGCTTTTTCCACATCACCAAAACCCCCAACATTGCTAGGCATAATCCCCATCATCTGAGGCGGCACGCGGTGGGCAGCCATCATGTCATCCCGGCTCACGTTTTTGATGTTCAGAAACTCATCTTTTGCCGCTACCTCTGACAGTGGGATGATCTGAATACCATCCTTTTTGCCATTGGGGGAGTACATAAACAGGTTGCGGAAATTGCCTGGACCTTTGGCGCTTTTCATCGCGTTGCGGAGGTTGTTCACATCCTCCTGGTTCTGCGCGGCATCGGTCATGTACATGATGAAGCCAGCATGACTGCCGTTAATGTAATACTTTCGACGGAACAGCGTGGCGGACTCGTTGAGCAGGGCGGATGGAATGGCAGAAAGATAACCGGGCAGGCCGTAGATCTCCTGGTTGATGTCCGGTTCCATCAGATGAAAGATACTGCCTTTCGTGAACTGATACGGCTGCGTGGTCATGCCGTATTGCACAAACCAGTAGGTATCCAGGTCTAACCCGCGTCGGGTGTATTTTGCCAGGGCCGGTTCAAGGGCGATAACTTCACCGAAGCGGTTCGTGCGTTTCTCCAGGTAGGCGTTACCAAATACCAGATAGTCCTGCACAAAACGTGAAAAAGCCTGCTGGCTGAGCAGCGGGTGAGGGATGTAGGTGCTGGTCAGAATGTTGCACTTTACTGCAATCGGTGAGCTGTGATGCACGGCGGCGCGAAAGGTGCGCGCCAGCCCGTCGAAACTCACTGGCGGCTCATACCAACGATCTGTCTGTACGCATTCCACATAGTCCAGCAGTTCGCGGCGGTCCAGTACAGGAATGGGATCGCCAAAGCTGAATGCTTCGGCTGAAGTCTGGCTTTTATGCTGGGTCTGGTTCTGTGACGCAGCGCGGTTCTTCTTACTCTTTCCCATCAAAAAATCTCCACAATATTGCTGGTATTGGCGGATTCGCCCTGCAGCGGTTCGTTAAACAATGCGTGCATCGTTGCCCAGGCCAGATCGGCGTGGCTGGCTTCTTCGCTGCGGCTGGCTTCATAGGTCGGGCGGTTGCCGCTGGCGGTGGTGGCGCGACGGATTGCCATGAATGACTGCGCAATGTCGGTGTGCCCGGCGTCAAACTCCAGACGGCGGTGGCTGATAATGTCGTAGGCCTTGAGTACCAGGGCGTTTTTAACGTTGGGGTTGTAGACAAACTCCCGGACGGCTGGAAAAAACGCTTTCACGTTCTCGTAAACCCCGTGGCCGACGCCAGTTGAGTCGATGCCGATGTATGTCACGTTGTACTGTTCGGTCAGTTTTTTGATGGCGTCAGCCTGGGCGCGGAAGTCCATCCCGCGCCACTGGTGACGCTCAAGAATGCGGAACTTACCGCCCGGCACGGCTGGCGGTGCCACCACCACGCACCCGGCGCTGTCGCCGTTTTGCGTACCTTTTGCCGGGTCATAACCGATCCACACTTCGCGCCAGCCAAACGGGCGCAGGGCCAGTGCATGAAAGTCGGTCCAGACTTCCCAGCTGTCCACCATGCACGCCTGCAGCTCGCTGAGCGGGAACACGGACGCGAGATCGTCCACGAATTCACACATCAGCAGGTTCTGGTATTCGTCCGGGCTGTATTCCATGCGCAACTGGTCAAGGTCGAACAGGTTACAGCCGCCGCGCACCGCATCTTCCACGGTGACTATCTGGCGGTATTGCCCGTCTGCACACAGCAGGCCTGGAGCCAGATTGCTGTGGGACAGGTCGATGTCCACCTTGTCGGCTTTATTGCGCCCACGGTTGAATAGCGCACCGGACCAGAACGGATAAGCACTGTGTGTCAGGCTGGATGGCGTGGAAAAATAGGTTTGTCGCCATTTTTTGTGAATAGCCATACCGGAAGCCACTTTGCGCAGCTCCTGGAATTTCGGTATCCAGAAATATTCATCCAGATACAGGTTGCCGTGGTAACTCTGGGCCGTGCGGGCATTGGTGCCGAGGAAATACAGTGTGGCCCCGTTGGGAAGCACCATCGGATCGCCTTTCAGCTCCACTTCCACTTCTTTGGCGAAGTCGATGATGTACTGCTTAAAGACGTGGGCCTGTGCCTTGCTGGCGGAAAGGAAAATCTGGTTACGTCCGGTAAGCAGAGCGTCAATCAGGGCTTCACGGGCAAAGTAAAAGGTCGCGCCGATCTGGCGTGACTTCAGCAGGTTGCGGATGCGGTTGGTTTTTCCGGCTTCCCACCAGTGGCGCTGGTAGTTGAACATGGAGGAATGGAAGATTTCTTCCAGCTTCTCAATCTGCTCATCGGTGAAAACATTCTTTTCCGGCTGACGGCGCGGGCCTTTGTTGCGGTTGGCGACGTTAGGGTTTAAGTCGGCTTCGTTGCCGCCATTGTTAAACTTGCCGATCCGCGCGTGGCGTTCCGACTGGCGCGCCAGCAGGTCAATCTCTTTGAAATCTTTCCCTTCTTTGTGCTCCTTCATAATGAGCTGGCAGTAGCGTGCGGCGGTGGTGAGCTGCATCTGATCCAGCGGCCCATAGTCACCCCACTTGTCGCGTTTCTTCCAGCTGTGAACGGTTGCAACTTTCTCGCCCAGCATTTCAGCAATGCGGGCTACACGGTATCCCTGAAAGTACAGCAGCATGGCCTGCCGACGGGGATCGAGATCTGCGGGTGTCAGTGTGGTGTTCATGGCACAAACCTACAGCCTTGAATGAAGGCTTTCCCCGCCTGCGGTTTGTGTGGTAGTCGGTACAAATACCGCGCATTGTTTCACTGCCCCCATCACCGCAACCATAAGGCTCCAGTAAGTTTTTTCTAACGGAGCACGGCTCATGACAGTGAAAGCAAAGCGTTTTCGCATCGGGGTGGAAGGTGCCACCACCGACGGACGCGAAATCCAGCGTGAATGGCTGGAACAGATGGCAGCCAGCTACAACCCGGCGGTGTACACCGCGCTGATTAACCTTGAGCACATCAAGTCTTATCTGCCGGACAGCACCTTTAACCGCTACGGCAAGGTGACGGCGCTGTTTGCTGAAGAAATCACGGAAGGCCCGCTGGCGGGCAAGATGGCACTGTATGCCGACGTTGAGCCAACGGAGTCCCTGGTGGAACTGGTGAAAAAAGGCCAGAAATTATTCACCTCTATGGAAGTCAGCCCGAAGTTTGCAGATACGGGCAAAGCCTACCTGGTCGGCCTGGCTGCTACAGATGACCCTGCCAGTCTGGGCACTGAAATGCTGACATTCAGCGCCAGTGCAGCCCATAACCCGCTGGCAAACCGCAAGCAGAATCCTGCCAATCTCTTTACCGCTGCAGAGGAAACGGTGATCGAACTGGAAGAAATCCAGGATGACAAACCGTCCCTGTTTTCCCGCGTCACGGCGCTGTTCACCAAAAAAGAGCAGTCAGACGATGCCCGGTTCTCTGATGTGCATAAGGCCGTGGAGCTGGTCGCCACTGAGCAGCAAAACCTGAGTGCGCGCACCGAAAAATCCCTGTCTGAACAGGAAGAACGCCTGTCTGAGCTTGAGACAGCCCTGCAGGCACAGCAGACCGCCTTTAACGAACTGGTGGACAAGCTGAGCCATGAAGACAGCCGCCAGGACTACCGCCAGCGTGCAACAGGCGGTAACGCCCCCGCTGACACTCTGACCAATTGCTGATGGAGCACAAAACCTGATGAAGAAGAATACCCGCTTTGCTTTTAACGCTTACCTGCAGCAGCTGGCGCGTCTGAACGGTGTGGCAGTTGAAGAACTGTCCAGCAAGTTCACCGTAGAGCCGTCCGTGCAGCAGACGCTGGAAGACCAGATCCAGCAGTCCGCCGCATTCCTGACGCTGATTAACGTCACGCCAGTGACTGAGCAGTCCGGTCAGCTGCTTGGATTGGGTGTTGGCAGCACCATTGCCGGAACCACTGATACCACCGCGAAAGAGCGTGAGCCTGTCGATCCGACGCTGATGGTCGATGTGGAATATAAATGCGAGCAGACCAACTTTGACACGGTGCTGACCTACGCGAAGCTGGATCTGTGGGCGAAGTTTCAGGATTTCCAGGTGCGCATCCGTGACGCCATCGTGAAACGTCAGGCACTGGACCGCATCATGATCGGCTTTAACGGCGTGAAGCGTGCGAAAACCTCCAACCGTAGCGAAAACCCGCTGCTGCAGGATGTGAACAAAGGCTGGCTGCAGAAAATCCGTGAGGATGCACCGGATCACGTCATGGGCAGCACCACCACGGGCGGTGAAACCACTCCGGGGGCGGTGAAAGTCGGGAAAGGTGGCGAATATGCCAACCTGGACGCCGTGGTGATGGATGCCGTTAATGAGCTTATCGACGTGGTCTACCAGGACGATGACGATCTGGTGGTGATTTGTGGTCGTGAACTGCTGTCTGACAAGTATTTCCCGCTGGTCAACAAAGAGCAGGAAAACAGTGAAAAACTGGCTGCCGATATGATCATCAGCCAGAAACGCATGGGTGGCCTGCAGGCCGTGCGTGCGCCATTCTTCCCGCCGAATGCGCTGCTGATCACCCGTCTGGATAACCTGTCCATCTACTGGCAGGAAGACACCCGCCGCCGTTCAGTTATCGACAACCCGAAACGTGACCGGATTGAAAACTTTGAATCCGTTAACGAAGCCTATGTGGTTGAGGACTACCGCTGCGCCGCACTGGTGGAAAACATCCAGATTGGCGACTTCAGCGCCGCCGCAGCAGAAACCGGAGCGTAATCCATGAGCCTGAGTCCCGCACGGCAGCATCGCCTGCGCGTTCAGGCTGAACAGGCCGCCCGTGAGGGTGGCAGTGTTCGCCACGCGTCGGGCTATGACCTGATGCTGCTGCAACTGGCAGAAGACCGCCGCCGTCTCAAGGGCGTTCAGTCCACGGTGAAAAAAGCGGAAATCAAGGTGGAGCTGCTGCCGAAATATGCCGCCTGGGCGGAGGGCGTCCTGGCTGCCGGAGGCGCTCAACAGGATGACGTGCTGATGTACGTGATGCTGTGGCGCATTGATGCCGGAGATTATGCCGGGGCGCTGGAGATCGGGCGTCATGCCCTGCGTCATGGCTGGGTGATGCCGCTGGGTAACCGCAACGTGCAGACCGTGCTGGCAGAGGAAATGGCAGACGCCGCGCAGAGCGCAATACTTGCCGCCACCGGCTTTGATGCCGATCTGTTGTTGCAGACGCTGGAGCTGACAGACGGTCTGGATATGCCGGACCAGTCACGGGCGCGTCTGCATAAAGCGATTGGCGCTGTCCTGAGTGAAAGCAATCCGGCTTCCGCCCTTAATCATCTCAACCATGCGTTACAGCTCGATCCCCGCTGTGGCGTGAAAAAAGACAAACAGCAGCTGGAGCGCAGACTGCGCAATGACAGCCGCTGACAGAACGTGCCCCCGCGCACGGGCGGCACGGGGTGGCGAAAGGCACTGCCACATCAAAACCCCGTCCACCGCCCTCTATTTCAGGAGAAAGCAGCATGAAGTTTGTTGCGCCAGAACAGGCACCGGAACAGGCGGAAATCATCAGGAATACGCCGTTCTGGCCTGATGTGGACTTGTCGGAGTTTCGCAGTGTCATGCGCACTGACGGCACGGTGACGCAGCCGCGTTTAAAGCAGGTTGCGCTGTCGGCAATTTCGGAGGTCAACGCAGAGCTGTATGAGTTTCGCAGACGTCAGCAGATGCTGGGGTATGCGTCGCTGGCTGAGGTTCCGGCGGAACAGCTGGACGGCAAAAGTGAGCGCATTCAGCATTATTTCAACGCGGTTTACTGCTGGGCACGCGCCATGCTCAACGAACGTTACCAGGACTATGACGCCACGGCGTCCGGTGTGAAGCGGGGCGAGGAACTGGCGGAAGCAAGCGGTGATTTGTGGCGTGACGCCCGCTGGGCCATCAGCCGGGTGCACGATGCGCCGCACTGCACAGTGGAGCTTATCTGATGAAAGTGCGTGCGCATCAGTATGACACGGTGGACGCGCTTTGCTGGCGTCATTACGGGCGCACGCAGGGTGTCACGGAGCAGGTACTGAAGGCAAATCCGGGGCTTGCCGAATACGGCCCCTTTTTACCTCACGGGCTGCAGGTGGAGCTGCCGGACATTCCGACCACCACCACCGTGCAGACCGTCCAGCTATGGGACTGAATTATGACGCTTGAGCGAATCAGCGCCTTTATCACGTATTGCATCGCCGTCGTGCTGGCCTGGCTGGGCGATTTGTCCATCAAGGATGCCTCAACGCTGGGCGGCCTGATGATTGGTGTGCTGATGCTGGCTATCAACTGGTACTACAAACACAAAGCCTACCAGCTTCTGCGCGACGGGCAGATCTCGCGGGAGGACTATGAATCCATCAATCGTTAAACGCTGCCTTGTCGGGGCCGTGCTGGCTATTGCTGCCACGCTGCCGGGTTTTCAGCAGCTTCACACCTCCGTGGAAGGGCTGAAACTGATTGCCGATTACGAAGGTTGTCGTCTGCAGCCGTATCAGTGCAGCGCGGGTGTCTGGACCGACGGCATTGGTAATACGTCGGGCGTCATTCCCGGCAAAACCATTACGGAGCGACAGGCAGCAGAAGGGCTGATCTCCAACGTGCTGCGTGTGGAGCGGGCGCTGGAAAGGTGTGTGAAGCAACAGCCGCCGCAGAAGGTGTATGACGCTGCGGTGTCGTTTGCCTTCAACGTGGGTACGGGCAATGCCTGCAGTTCCACGCTGGTGAAATTGCTCAATCAGCGGCGCTGGGCGGATGCGTGCCGACAGTTGCCGCGCTGGGTTTATGTGAAAGGTGTTTTTAATCAGGGGCTGGATAACCGCCGTGCGCGGGAGATGGCCTGGTGCCTTAAAGGAGCTGGACTATGACGCGTGCGCTGGCAGTAGTGGTGGCGCTGGCACTCGTTGCGCTGGGCTGGCAGTCGTGGCGGCTTAACAGCGCCAGCCACACCATCGAAACGCAGCGCGCGGCGCTGAAAAGTAAAGCGCAGGAACTGACGAAGAAAAACAGCCAGCTGATCGGTCTGTCCATTCTGGCTGAAACCAACAACCGGGAGCAGGCGCGGCTCTACGCCGAAGCTGAACAAACCAGCGCACTGCTGAGACAACGACAACACCGGATTGAGGAACTGAAACGTGAGAACGAGGATTTACGCCGCTGGGCTGATACTCCTTTGCCTGCTGACATTATCCGGCTGCGAAAACGTCCGGTATTCACCGGAGGTGCAGCTTACCGTCAGTGGTTGTCCGCGAGTGACGCCGTGTCGGCTGGATCAGGCCGCGCCGCGCACTAACGGTGATCTGAACGCATTGCTGGATGAAACGGAGGCCGCCTGGGCGGTCTGTGCAGACAAAGTGGACATGATTATTGCGTGTCAGGAGCGAAACAGTGAACAAACCACAATCCCTGCGCCACGCCCTCAATAAAGCAGTGCCTTATGTCCGTAATAACCCGGACAAACTGCATCTGTTTGTAGATAATGGTTCGCTGGTTGCCACCGGGGCCAGCTCCATGTCATGGGAGTATCGTTACACCCTGAACGTGGTGATAGAGGATTTCAGCGGCGACCAGAATCTGCTGATGGCCCCGGTTTTGCTGTGGCTGCGTGATAACCAACCTGATGCCATCAATAATCCGGCATTACGGGAAAAGCTATTCACCTTTGAGGTGGATATTCTGCGCAACGATGTCTGTGATATCAGCCTTAACCTGCAGCTGACAGAGCGTGTGGTGGTCAACACTGACGGCAGTGTGTCGAGCGTTGAAGCTATAGCGGAACCCGATGAACCTGAAGAAATGTGGACGGTGAAACGTGGCTGAATTGCAGAAGGTGGACGACTGGCTGAGTGCCTTGCTGGCGAATCTGGAGCCTGCCGCAAGAAGCCGCATGATGCGCCAGCTGGCGCAGGAACTGCGCCGGACACAGCAGCAGAATATCAGGATGCAGCGCAATCCAGATGGCAGCAGTTATGAGCCGCGACGGGCAACAGCACGCAGTAAAAAAGGCCGCATCAAACGCCAGATGTTTGCAAAGCTGCGCACCACAAAATACCTGAAAACTGCCGCCAGCGCCGATTCTGCCAGCGTGCAGTTTGCTGGCAAGGTGCAGCGTATTGCCCGTGTTCATCACTACGGCCTGCGAGAACGTATTCAACGAATTAATATGTCTATTAAGTATCCATGTAGAAAGTTGTTGGGAGTTAATGAACAATTAATCATTGACTTAGAAAAATTATTAGTAGAGTATTTCGCTCAAAATTAGTACATCTGTGTGACAATATGCAACAGTTTATTCAGATTTTACAAACTATTTCCACATGGCCGTTTGCTTTCATCTTTGGTCTATGTATTTTATATCGTCCTATAAATATGTTGTTTAGTAGATTTATTGAAAGTAATACGGCAAAAGCTAAATTAGGATTTGTGGAGCTAGAGATTGGAGAGCTAGCTAAAAAAGGAAGAGAGGCTGTTGATAATTTTAATGAGTTAACCATTGTTATGGCTAAGACTCGGTTGTTGGAGTTAGAGGTTACTAAAGAGAACTTTTCTGCAGCGTTTTCATCTAATCAGCAAGTTAAATTAAATGCATTGATGTTGGAGCTAGAAAAAAAGATTCATTATCTTGAGGAAGTAAGAGATGAAGGTTTATCCATTAAAAAATAAAATGGTTATATCTTTTTCATCCTCAGTCCATATGGCTATAATTGTGTATATCCAAGATGGATTGGTCTTATCAGATATTATCCATGAAAATAACGTGCAATCAGGTGAGATTGATTTTGGTATACCACTTTTTGATGCAAGTGAAACAAGTGAGAAAATTGTTGATCACCTCCTGACGTTGATAGGGGATACAAAAAATTTACATATTGATTTATTAAGGAGATACTATGATGCGCAATTAGAGCTTTATAACTCAGTTATCTCTAGTAAATTCTTAAATGAACTTTTTATCGATTGTCCTAATTTAGCGTGGGGAATTGTTTTAGATAATTATTACGGTGTTAATTTTCATACTGTTGAGTATTTGGCAAGAATAAAAAGAAAACGATTAATTTCTATTTTGGCTGGTACTGCTGCTGAGGAAAAGATAGTAAATATACTTAAGAAGACTTCATTGCTGAATGGAAGAAAGGATGAGTTTCTCTGGCTATCACGTTGTTTAAGTAGTGATGCTATTATTGAATCGTATAAGCATAAAAAGAATATATCTATACAGGAGCTTTATTTAGCATATAGTTATCCAATTTTTTGTGGTGCTAATTTATTGGAAAGTTTGTGCGAAGAAAAAAAAGATACTCTTCAAGATTATAAATACGGAATGATATCTCTTGAAAAGTTGGTACGGGATAGTATACGAATAGGCGAAAACATAGGTATAAAATCTGCCAAGACAATGGTTATGAATTGTAATAGTAGGGAAGATGTGAAAAACCTTCATGATAAGTGGTCATTACGGTTGAGAAATTCGACGACCTATCTTGAAAAGGATATTTTCTTGGATGAGCCAAGCATACAGGTTATTGACGGAATAGAGTATATCAACTCAATAAACAAGTTGATTAAAGAGGGTAAAGAAATGAAGCACTGCTTGGCTTCATATAAAGAAAAAGTTATCAATGGTGAAAGTTATATATACAAGGTTTTAACTCGGTGGGGAGAGCGAGTAACAGTCGAGTTGGCATTGTCAAATGGTATCTATTTGCTAAAGCAAGCAAAAGGTATTTGTAATTCTCAACCTAGTGATCTCGCTCTTAATTATATTCATACATGGTTGGAAAACGAAAACAAATACCTGAAGGAGGCTTTAGAGTTGTATGCTGGCGACTTTAAAAGAGCTATGAGTGCTTAGTTGTAAGATTTGTATCATAGTCCCTACAATTCAATATTATTTATATCTTTGATGCGTTCTTTCATTATCAAATTATGAACGCACAATTAACCGAAATCATGCGCCTTATCACCAATCTGATCCGCACTGGTGTAGTCACCGAAGTGGACCGGGAAAACTGGCTTTGCCGGGTGAAAACGGGCAACCTTGAAACCAACTGGATTAACTGGTTGACGCTGCGTGCCGGGAATGCCCGCACATGGTGGCGACCATCGGAAGGTGAGCAGGTGGTGCTGCTGAGTCTGGGTGGCAATCTGGAAACCGCCTTTGCGTTGCCCGCTGTCTATTCGAATCAGTTCGCGCCACCATCGACGTCGGCGAACGCTTGCGTGACAGAACATCCTGACGGTGGCTGGTTTGAATACGACCCCGCCACCGGGAGCTGGTATGTCAGGGGCATCAAATCAATGGTCATTGAGGCCGCTGACAACATCACCATGAAAACCAGTGAGTTTGTACTGGAGGCTGACCGCACGCGTATTAACAGCGAAGTGGTGATCAATGGTGGCGTTACCCAGGGCGGCGGAGCGATGAGTTCTAACGGGATCGTGGTTGATGCGCATCAGCATACAGGCGTCCTGAAAGGCGGCGACACAACCGGAGGTCCGGTATGACGCTTTATAGCGGGATGAACAATACCAGCGGCAAAGTCATTACTGATATTGACCATCTGCGCCAGTCGGTGCGGGACATTCTGCTGACGCCGCAGGGTAGCCGCATTACCCGTCGTGAATATGGTTCCCTGCTGTTGGCACTGATAGACCAGCCACAAAATCCGGCGTTACGCCTGCAGGTCATGTCGGCAGTGTATGTGGCGCTGAGTCGCTGGGAGCCACGGCTGACGCTGGATTCCATCACCATAAACAGTAATTTTGACGGTTCAATGGTGGTGGAGCTGACCGGGCGGCGCAATAGCGGTGTGCCAGTTTCCCTTTCCGTATCAACAGGAGCAGAGAATGGCAGTGATTGACCTTTCGCAGTTACCTGCGCCGCAAATTGTGGATGTGCCGGACTTTGAGACGCTGCTTGCCGAACGCAAGGCAGAATTTGTGGCGCTTCATCCGAAAGATGAGCAGGAAGCAGTGATGCGTACGCTGGAACTGGAATCTGAACCCGTTACCAAATTGTTGCAGGAGAACGCTTACCGTGAGTTGCTTCTGCGCCAGCGCATTAACGAAGCCGCGCAGGCGGTGATGGTGGCTTATGCCATAGGGAGCGATCTGGACCAGCTCGCTGCCAATTACAACGTGAAACGCCTGACGGTGACGCCTGCTGATAATGACGCTGCACCGCCCGTTGCGGCTGTGATGGAAAGCGATGAAGCGTTACGCCTGCGTGTGCCTGCAGCCTTTGAGGGGCTTTCAGTTGCGGGGCCAACCGCAGCTTATGAATTTCATGCCCGAAGCGCCGACGGTCGGGTGGCGGATGCCAGTGCAACCAGTCCAGCACCTGCAGAGGTGGTGCTGACTGTCCTTAGCCGCGAAGGCGATGGAACAGCAGAAAAAGACTTGCTGGATGTGGTGGAGAAAGCCCTGAACAGTGAGAACGTCCGCCCGGTGGCTGACCGTCTGACGGTTCGCAGCGCAGAAATCATCCCGTACCGCGTGGAAGCCACCATTTTTCTCTATCCGGGACCGGAAGCAGAGCCGGTAATGGCAGCGGCAAAAGCCAGTCTGCAGAAGTACATCGCCAGTCAGACGCGTCTTGGCCGGGATATTCGCCGTAGCGCCATCTTTGCCGCCCTGCATGTTGAGGGTGTGCAGCGTGTGGAGCTGGCTTCGCCGCTGGCGGATGTGGTCCTGAACAAAACACAGGCGGCATCATGTACGCAGTGGAGCGTAACCAACGGAGGAACGGATGAATAGTCTGCTGCCACCGGGTTCAACTTCACTGGAGCGCCGACTGGCGCAAACCTGCAGCGGGATTACTGATCTGCAGGTGCCGCTGCGTGACTTGTGGAATCCGGCAACCTGTCCGGTCAGTTTCCTGCCTTATCTCGCCTGGGCGTTCTCTGTGGATCGCTGGGACGAGAGCTGGACAGAAAGCGTCAAGCGCCAGGTGGTGAAGGATGCTTTTTATATTCATCAGCATAAAGGGACCACCAGTGCCGTGCGGCGGGTGGTGGAGCCGTTCGGCTTTCTGATCCGCATTATTGAGTGGTGGCATACCGGAGAAACACCGGGCACGTTTCGTCTGGATATCGGCGTGCAGGACCAGGGCATCACTGAAGATACCTATCTGGAACTTGAGCGACTGATAAGCGATGCCAAACCATGTAGCCGCCACATGATCGGCATGTCCATCAACCTGCAGACCAGCGGTCCATATTGGGTGGGGGCTGCAAGCTATCTTGGCGAAGAAATCACGATCTATCCGTATATCAACGAAACAATTATTTCTGGCGGCACCGCGCATGAAGGCGGGGCGGTCCATGTTATTGACACAATGAGAGTGAATCCATGAGCACAAAATTTTATACCCTGCTGACGGATATTGGCGCGGCGAAACTTGCCAGCGCCGCCGCGCTCGGTGTGCCTTTAAAAATTCCCCATATGGCGGTAGGCGATGGCGGCGGAACATTGCCAACGCCGGACGCAAAGCAGACAGCATTAGTAAATGAGAAACGCCGGGCTGCGCTGAATATGCTGTACATCGACCCGCAGAACAGCAGCCAGATTATTGCTGAACAGGTGATCCCTGAAAACGAGGGCGGTTGGTGGATACGTGAAGTGGGCCTGTTTGATGAGTCCGGGGCATTGATTGCCGTGGGCAACTGCCCGGAAAGCTATAAGCCGCAACTGGCTGAAGGCAGCGGGCGCACCCAGACCGTGCGCATGGTGCTGATTACCAGCAGTACGGACAATATCACCCTGAAAATCGACCCTGCTGTAGTGCTGGCAACCCGTAAATACGTGGATGATGAAGTCCTGGAATTAAAGCTGTATGTGGATGACCAGATGAGAAACCACATTGCCGCACAAGATCCTCATTCCCAGTATGCGCAGAAACATAATCCGACATTTACCGGAGAACCAAAAGCGCCGACGCCTGCAGCAGGAAATAACACCACGCGGATTGCGACCACTGAGTTTGTTCAGGCCGCTATTACTGCTCTGATTAACGGTGCGCCAGCCACGCTGGACACACTGAAAGAAATTGCCGCAGCCATTAACAATGATCCGAAATTCAGTACCACCATTAACAATGCGCTGGCACTGAAAGCGCCGCTGTCGAGTCCGGCACTCACCGGAACGCCAACCGCACCTACTGCGGCACAGTCGGTCAACAATACACAAATTGCCACCACGGCATTTGTGAAATCGGCGATTGCGGCAATGGTGGGTTCTGCACCTGCGGCACTGGATACACTGAACGAACTGGCGGCGGCGCTGGGGAATGACCCGAACTTTGCCACGACAATGCTTAATGCACTGGCAGGTAAACAACCGCTGGACAATACGCTGACTAATTTGAGTGGAAAGGATGTAACTGGTCTTCTCACATACCTTGGTTTGGGAGAAGCCAGATATGTCATTCAGCGAGGAGCTAATGCCAATGGTGCATGGATACGCTGGTCAGATGGTGCAATAGAAGTATTTGGAACCGGTGGATCTAATGATAATGGACTGGCTAAAGTTGTTTACCCAATTGCACTGCCTAAACTTTCACGTTTTATCAGTATCGCGGAAAGAATAAGAACGGATTACGAGAGCACACCTAATAATGTTCACGTTTCAATGATCGTGGATGATCAAGTAACAAATACCGGCTTTTATGCCCGCTGCCAGATGTACGACGGCAGACCATCATCAAATGCTTTTTCCTGGAGGGTTTATTGTGCGCCTGTTTAATCCAGTTACTTTGACTGAAGTAATCCCCGGTCTTCATGACGTGACCGGGGCTATTGAATTACCGGAGGACAACTGGTTTTTTACTATGACAGAAATTCCTCAGGGCATGGAGCTAACAATTAATGAGAAAGGCGAACCAATACTAATTGAGGTTAATCAGTCTCAGGGAATACAGGCCAAATAATATCAGGCGCGGTGCTGGTATCTGTTGCCGTCACTGCGTCAATGTAATTCAGCACCGTGTTAAGTCGGTTGGTTTCTGCCTGCGTCAGACTCCGTCCGGCCTGTAATTTCAGTTGAATCAGATTGATGGAAGCCATTGCAGTATCCATCAGCGACTGGCGCTGTGCTTCTGCTGCATCTACTGCGGCGCTATGCTGTGCCTCGGTATCCGTCACCCATTTCTCACCATTCCATTTATCGTATGGCGTTAACGGGGCGATAGTGGTTGTATTATCAGGGTAATCCCCCGGAGCTGTGATTTCTTTTGATTCTCCCGTTTCGGTGTTATAGACAACTTCACCGCGATGGTCTGGCACATATTCCCATGAGTTAAAATCTGCCGAACGGCAGATTGCATAACCAGCCTTATGTGTGCCAGGAGCATCTAAACAGGAATATGCGGGGATACCGACACCCACAGCAAGATATTCAATTGATGCAGAAATATACTCCCGTGTCTCACTGTCATAGTTATAAACGGTAATCTCTCCTGCCTTTGTGGCAATAAATTTATTATTTAAGATGGCGTTATACATCATGCAGCCCTCACAATGTAATTAAATGAAATATTACGTGGGCGTGTCTCTGCTGCACCGACAATACTGGTACTCAACCCCGTTGCCGTTCGTTTGTTATTTTTATTTCCTTCAATCAAACAGTTGTAATCATCATTACCAATTAACGAATTGGTGGCATCAATACTGTCCGGGGACAAGGCATTAGTTGTGGAACTTAAAGTCAGCATCTCGTCTGAACTTGGAAGATTTTTTAATGGTGTTTCATTGCGTGAAATACCCGCGTAAAAAAAGGACTCATGCCTGTGAGCTTCAAAAGAGTCATCCTGAAGACTTAGCAAGGCTCGCCCCGCATCCACTCCACGTCCATCATCCCAGCCACGAATAAATTCACCGCGTAAATCAGGCAATTTATTGGTCGGGTAAGCCTTTGCCAGTTCCGGGTATTCTTCAGCAGAAAAAGCCGCACCATTGCATTTCAGCCAGCCTGTTGGCGGAGTGGCTGAAGGCCACGGAACAGGCACCCCAACCGGTAATGCAGAGCCTTCTCCCAAACCAACGTTTAAGAAAATGCAGCGATTACGACTAACTGGCATCATCCCCGATTTTTATTCAAGGAGATGATCATGCTTATTGGTTATGTACGCGTGTCAACAAATGACCAGAACACCGATTTGCAACGTAATGCACTGAATTGCGCGGGATGTGAGCGGATTTTTGAGGACAAAATCAGTGGCACTAAGTCCGACAGACCGGGGCTTAAAAAACTGCTCAGGACACTATCGGCAGGAGACACTCTGGTTGTCTGGAAGCTGGACAGGTTGGGGCGCAGTATGCGGCATCTTGTTACGCTGATAGAAGAGTTGCGCCAGCGTGGCGTGAATTTCCGAAGCCTGACTGACAGTATTGATACCAGTACCCCAATGGGCCGTTTCTTTTTTCATGTTATGGGTGCCCTGGCTGAAATGGAACGCGAACTGATAGTTGAACGTACCAGGGCAGGGCTGGCTGCAGCTCGTGCCAAAGGCAGAGTAGGTGGACGCCGTCCTAAGTTGACCACCGAACAGTGGGCACAGATTGGGCGTTTACTTGAGGCCGGAGAATCAAGACAGCGTATTGCACTGATTTTTGATGTAGGCGTTTCTACTATTTATAGAAAATTTCCGGCAAATAAGAGCAATGAATCTCCCTGAATCAGCATTATTTTTATTATCCCTGCAAGCAGACAAATACCGTCATTTTGTGTGAATAACGGTACAACTGCGCTTAGCTGTTTGTCAGGCACAATCACTTCAACATAGGGCGAAGCCTAATCCAATCAGGAGGTTCGCCACTATGGCTCAGGATTACCACCACGGGGTGCGCGTTGTTGAAGTCAACGAAGGCACCCGATCCATTACCACGGTGAGCACCGCCATCGTGGGTATGGTCTGCACGGGCGATGATGCCGATGCAAAAATGTTTCCTCTTAATAAACCCGTGCTGATCACTGATGTGCTGACTGCCAGCGGTAAAGCGGGTGAGTCCGGTACTCTGGCCCGTTCGCTGGATGCCATCGCTGATCAGGCAAAACCCGTGACCGTTGTTGTGCGTGTGCCGCAGGGTGAAACGGAAGAAGAAACCACGACCAATATCATCGGCGCTGTGACTGCTGAAGGTAAAAAAACAGGCATGAAAGCCCTGCTATCTGCCCAGTCACAGCTCGGCGTTAAACCGCGCATTCTCGGCGTGCCAGGTCACGATAACAAAGCCGTTGCGACTGAGTTGCTGAGCGTGGCGCAAAGCCTGCGTGGGTTTGCTTACCTGTCAGCGTATGGCTGCAAGACGGTACAGGAGGCGATCACTTACCGTGAAAACTTCAGCCAGCGCGAAGGAATGCTGATCTGGCCCGACTTTACTGGCTGGGACACGGTGCTGAATGCCGAAGCAACGGCATATGCCACCGCCCGTGCGCTTGGTCTGCGTGCCAAAATTGATGAGCAGACCGGGTGGCACAAAAGCCTGTCCAACGTGGGCGTGAACGGTGTCACCGGAATTTCTGCAGATGTGTTCTGGGATCTGCAGGACCCGGCAACCGATGCAGGTCTGCTGAACCAGAACGACGTCACCACGCTTGTGCGTAAAGACGGTTTCCGCTTCTGGGGTTCCCGCTGCCTGAGTGATGACCCGCTCTTTGCCTTCGAAAACTACACCCGCACGGCGCAGGTGCTGACGGACACAATGGCAGAAGCGCACATGTGGGCAGTGGATAAACCGCTTAACCCGTCGCTGGCCCGCGATATTATCGAAGGTATCCGCGCCAAAATGCGCAACCTGGTCAGTCAGGGCTATCTCATTGGTGGTGATTGCTGGCTGGATGAGTCGGTGAACGACAAAGACACGCTGAAAGCCGGAAAACTCACCATCGACTATGACTACACGCCAGTGCCGCCACTTGAAAATCTGATGCTGCGCCAGCGCATCACCGATCAGTACCTGGTGAATTTTGCCAGCCAGGTCAGCGCGTAAGGGGACAACATGGCTTTACCACGCAAATTAAAACATCTGAACCTGTTTAACGACGGGAACAACTGGCAGGGGATCGTAGAGTCGCTGACGCTGCCGAAATTCACCCGCAAATATGAGAAGTATCGCGGCGGCGGAATGCCGGGTGCAGTGGATGTGGATCTGGGGCTTGATGACAGTGCTCTGGACACAGAATTTTCCATTGGTGGTACTGAACTGCTGCTGTTTAAACAGATGGGCAAAGCCACGGTGGATGGCATCCAGTTGCGCTTTACCGGCTCTATCCAGCGTGATGATACCGGGGAAGTACAGGCCGTGGAGCTTGTGGTGCGTGGACGTCACAAAGAAGTGGACTCCGGCGAGTGGAAGACGGGCGAAAGCAACACCACCAAAGTGACCAGTACCAACAGTTACGCGAAGCTGACTATCAATGGTGAGGTGCTCTATGAAGTGGACCTTATCAACATGGTGGAAATTGTGGACGGTGTGGACCTGATGGAAGCGCACCGCAACGCCCTCGGCCTCTGATGTATCTGAACGGCGCGGAATGCCGCGCCAGAACCCAATTTACAGGACAGAAAAATGAGTGATAAGCAGACTGAAAAGACCATTCAACTGGATACCCCTATCAAGCGCGGTAAAACGGAAATCACCGAAATTGTGCTGCGTAAACCGCAGTCTGGTGCGCTGCGCGGTACACGCCTGCAGGCCATTATGGATATGGATGTGAACGCGATGATTACCGTGATCCCCCGTATCTCCAGCCCGGCACTGACCGCACAGGAAATTGCAGAGATGGACCCGGCAGATCTCACTGCCATGTCGGTTGAGGTTGTCACTTTTTTGTTGAAGAAGTCGGTGCTTGCCGGTTTACCGACAGCCTGACGGTTGACGATCTGGTGGCAGATATCGCCACCATTTTTCACTGGCCGCCATCCGTTACTGACGTTATGCCGCTGACCGAAGTGCTGGAATGGCGGTATAAAGCGATTCAGAGAAGCGGGGCCAACGATGAGTGATAACAACCTGCGCCTGCAGGTCATTCTTAATGCGGTTGACAAACTCACCCGCCCATTCCGTGCTGCACAGGCCAGTTCGAAAGAGCTGGCTGGCGCAATCAGAAACTCCCGTGACGCATTAAAGCAACTCAATCAGGCGGGTAACAGCCTGGAAAAATTTCGCAAGCTGCAGGCCGATAACAAGAAGTTAGGCGACAGGCTGAACTATGCCAGACAGAAGGCTAATTTGCTTAGCTCTGAGCTGGAGGCGATGGAACAACCATCACAACGGCACCTTGTGGCTTTAGGTCGGCAAACGCTGGCAGTCCAACGCCTGGAAGAACAACAAAAATATTTGCAGAAGCAAACGGCGCTTGTGCGTGCAGAACTGTACCGGGCGGGAATTTCTGCGAAAGATGATGCGGGAGCAACTGCCCGTTTAGCCCGTGAAACATCACGTTATAACCAGGAACTGTCGAAACAGGAGGCGCGGCTGAAGCGACTGGGGGAAGCTCAGCGCAGGATGAATGCGGCGCGTGCCAGTTATGCCCGTTCGCTGGAGGTGCGCGATCGTATTGCAGGAGCCGGAGCCACTACCACGGCTGCAGGGTTGGCAATGGGGACGCCAGTGATGGCGGCAGTAAAAAGCTATACCAGCATAGAAGATGCCATGAAAGGTGTGGCAAAGCAGGTCAATGGTCTGCGTGACGATAATGGCAACCGCACTGCACGTTTTTATGAAATGCAGGATGCCATCAAGGCTGCCAGCGAACAGTTGCCGATGGAAAACGGTGCTGTGGACTTCGCTGCACTGGTTGAAGGTGGTGCGCGCATGAACGTCGCAAACCCTGACGACAGCTGGGAAGACCAGAAACGTGATCTGCTGGCCTTCGCCAGCACAGCAGCAAAGGCGGCAACAGCCTTTGAGCTGCCAGCGGATGAACTGTCAGAAAGTCTGGGGAAAATCGCCCAGCTCTACAAAATCCCTACCCGCAATATTGAACAGCTCGGTGATGCGCTGAACTATCTGGATGATAACGCCATGTCGAAAGGGGCAGACATTATTGATGTCATGCAACGTCTGGGCGGTGTGGCGGACCGTCTGGATTATCGTAAAGCGGCGGCGCTGGGTTCCACCTTTCTGACACTGGGCGCTGCGCCGGAGGTTGCAGCCAGTGCAGCAAACGCGATGGTGCGTGAATTGTCCATTGCCACCATGCAGAGCAAGAGTTTCTTTGAAGGGATGAATCTGCTGAAACTCAATCCTGAAGTGATTGAAAAGCAGATGACGAAGGATGCGATGGGAACCATCCAGCGCGTGCTGGAGAAGGTGAACGCACTGCCGCAGGACAAGCGTCTGTCTGCCATGACCATGTTGTTTGGTAAAGAGTTTGGCGATGACGCGGCGAAACTGGCAAACAACCTGCCGGAACTGCAGCGCCAGTTAAAGCTGACAGCGGGCAATGATGCGCTCGGTTCCATGCAGAAAGAATCCGACATCAACAAGGACTCACTTTCTGCTCAGTGGTTGCTGGTCAAAACCGGAGCGCAGAACACCTTCAGCAGCCTGGGCGAAACGCTGCGCCAGCCGCTGATGGATATTCTGTACACGGTGAAAAGCGTCACGGGGGCGTTGCGTCGCTGGGTGGAAGCTAACCCGGAACTGACGGGCACACTGATGAAAGCGGCGGCTGTTGTGGCTGCGGTTACCGTGGGCCTCGGCACCTTAGCGGTGGTGTTAGCTGCAGTGCTGGGGCCGCTGGCAGTGATCCGTCTGGGGTTCTCTGTGCTGGGTATCAAAACGTTACCTTCCGTTACGGCAGCAGTAACTCGAACCAGCAGCGCGTTGTCCTGGCTGGCTGGCGCACCACTGGCACTGCTGCGACGCGGGCTTGCTTCATCGGGCAACGCCGCAGGTTTACTTACTGCGCCATTGTCGTCTTTGCGCCGCACGGCATCACTGACGGGAAATGTCCTGAAAACTGTAGCAGGTGCGCCGGTTGCACTTTTGCGGTCTGGATTATCCGGTTTACGTGCGGTTGCTGTGATGTTTATGAATCCACTGGCAGCACTACGCGGTGGACTGGCCGCCGCAGGCACGGTGCTGCGAGTACTGGCATCTGGTCCACTGGCGATGCTGCGCGTTGCCCTGTATGCCGTATCTGGTCTGTTAGGTGCTCTGCTCAGTCCGATAGGTCTTGTGGTTACTGCACTGGCGGGCGTGGCGCTGGTTGTCTGGAAATACTGGCAACCCATCACCGCATTTCTTGGTGGCGTGGTGGAAGGATTCAAAGCGGCGGCAGGTCCCGTCAGTGCAGCATTCGAACCGCTTAAGCCCGTGTTCCAGTGGATTGGCGACAAAGTACAGGCGTTGTGGGGCTGGTTTACTGATCTGCTGACGCCCGTTAAGTCGACCTCTGCCGAACTGCAGAGTGCAGCGGCAATGGGGCGGCGATTCGGGGAGGCACTGGCGGAAGGGCTGAATATGGTCATGCATCCGCTGGACTCCCTGAAATCCGGCGTTTCCTGGTTGCTGGAGAAGCTCGGCATTGTCAGTAAAGAGGCCGCAAAGGCAAAACTGCCGGAAAGCGTGACGCGTCAGCAACCTGCGACGGTGAATGCAGACGGTAAAGTGATGATGCCATCGGGTGGTTTTCCATCATGGGGATATGGCTTTGCGGGGATGTATGACAGCGGCGGGTATATCCCGCGCGGGCAGTTTGGCATCGTCGGTGAAAACGGGCCGGAAATTGTTAACGGCCCGGCAAATGTGACCAGCCGGAGAAATACAGCTGCACTGGCTGCCGTTGTTGCCGGTATGATGGGCGTTGCTGCCGCGCCAGCAGAGCTTCCACCGTTGCACCCTTTGGCACTTCCCGCGAAAGGTGGAGAAGCAATTGTGAGTCGCGCAGCCACTGTGCCGCCCGTTTACAGGATTGAGGCACCGACGCAGATCATCATCCAGACGCAGCCAGGACAAAGTGCGCAGGATATTGCGCGGGAGGTGGCCCGCCAGCTTGATGAACGTGAACGCAGGCTGAAGGCAAAAGCCAGGAGTAACTACAGCGATCAGGGGGGATACGACGCATGATGATGGTGCTGGGATTGTACGTGTTTATGCTGCGCACCGTGCCGTATCAGGAGCTGCAGTATCAACGCAGCTGGCGACATGCGGCAAACAGCCGGGTAAACCGACGTCCGTCCACGCAGTTTCTGGGACCGGACAACGACATGCTGACGCTTTCCGGTGTTCTTATGCCGGAGATAACAGGTGGCAGGCTGTCGTTGCTGGCACTGGAGCAGATGGCAGAACAGGGGAAAGCATGGCCCCTGATTGAAGGCAGCGGCACGATTTTTGGCATGTATGTGATTGAGGGACTGAATCAGACTAAAACGGAGTTTTTCCGCGACGGTATGCCGCGCCGGATTGAGTTCACCCTGTCGCTCAAACGGGTGGATGAATCCCTGTCCGATATGTTCGGTGATCTCAGTGCGCAGCTGAATAATCTGCAGGGAACGGCAACATCTGCCTTAAGCGATATCAGTAAAACGGTGGGAGGGCTTCTGTCGTGAATTTCAGCTCTGAACTGCTTAACAAAGGCAACAAAACTCCGGCATTCAGCATCAGTATTGAAGGCAGGGATATCACCACTGTGCTGGACAACCGCCTGATGAGTCTGACGCTGACGGATAACCGGGGCTTTGAAGCAGACCAGCTTGATCTGGAACTGGACGACGCCGACGGAAAAATCGTGCTGCCGCGTCGTGGTGCGGTTATTACGCTGGCGCTGGGCTGGAAAGGGCAGCCGCTTTTCCCGAAAGGGGCATTCACGGTGGACGAGATTGAACACACTGGCGCACCGGACCGCCTGACTATCCGGGCGCGAAGTGCTGATTTTCGTGAAACGCTGAATACCCGCCGCGAAAAATCGTGGCACAAGACCACTGTCGGGGAAGTGGTGAAGGAAATAGCTGCGCGGCACAAACTGAAGATGGCACTGGGTAAAGACCTGTCTGATAAACCCGTGGATCATATAGACCAGACTAATGAGAGTGACGGCAGTTTTCTGATGCGGCTGGCTCGCCAGTACGGTGCCATTGCATCGGTGAAAAATAGCAATCTGTTATTCATCCGGCAGGGACAGGGCAAAAGCGCCAGCGGTAAACCTCTGCCGGTGATCACTATCACACGCAAGGACGGCGACAGTCACCGCTTTACCCTGGCGGATCGCGGAGCTTACACGGGCGTCATTGCCAGCTGGTTGCATACCCGTGAACCCGCGAAGAAAGAAAGCACTACAGTGAAGCGTAAGCGCAGGACCAAGAAGCAGAAGAAAGAGCCGGAAGCGAAGCAGGGCGATTACCTGGTGGGGACGGATGAAAACGTGCTGGTACTTAATCGCACTTATGCCAACCGGAGCAACGCCGAACGAGCGGCAAAAATGCAGTGGGAACGCCTGCAACGCGGTGTTGCGTCATTCTCGCTACAACTGGCGGAAGGGCGGGCAGATCTTTACACGGAAATACCTGTAAAAGTCAGTGGTTTTAAACAGCCGATAGATGATGCGGAATGGACCATTACCACCCTGACGCATACTGTCAGCCCGGATAACGGTTTTACTACCAGTCTGGAGCTTGAAGTGAGGATTGATGATTTCGAAATGGAATGATTCTTCGCAATGGAGAACTTTTAAGTTTGCAAAATGGAATAATGCGGTATCATTGTTGTGAATTTAGCAAAAATGGGGAGAACTCGAAAAATGATGATTTGCCCACTGTGTGGAAGTGCCGCCCATACTCGCAGCAGTTTTCAGGTATCTTCATTGACCAAAGAGCGTTACAACCAGTGCCAGAACATTAACTGCAGCCATACTTTTGTTACCCATGAAACTTTTGTTCGTTCGATTGCAACGCCAAAAGAGTCAAATCCGGTTCAGCCGCATCCAATGAAATCAGGGCAGGTGGCGCTCTCTCTTTGACGCTGCCGCCATTTTGTCGCCATCGTTAAAAAACAGTGCTTCTAACATCATGATTTTAAACAGCATAAATTTCAGGCAACAAAAAACCCATCAACCTTGAACCGAAATGGCGGGGTTGATGGGCTCCACAAAATGGGGACATCAAAGAAAAGCAGTGGCACTAATTAAGACTGATGCCCTGCGGAAAAGTTCTGCGGTTGTGCAAAAAAATTTCATTTTCAGGGCAACTTCAGTTTTATCCTAATCCTGGCCATACCATGACGATGATTGTCCCTGCCAGCGTCAGCAGGACGTTGGCGATTGCGTAGGTGCCCGCATAGCCCAGCGCAGGGATGTTACTGCGAGCTGTATCACTGATGATCTCCATTGCCGGCGCGCAGGTGCGTGCGCCCATCATTGCGCCGAACAACAGTGCGCGGTTCATTCGCAATACATAAGCACCGAACAAGAAACAGATAACCACGGGCACAAGACTGACAATTAATCCGGCAATCAACATCTGACCGCCAATCGCGCCCAGGCCGTTATTAATACCGCTACCGGCGCTCAGACCAACGCCTGCCATAAACACCATCAAGCCGAACTCTTTCACCATGCTTAATGCACCTTGCGGAATGTAACCGAAGGTCGGGTGGTTAGCACGCATAAAGCCCAGCATAATTCCGGCGAATAACAACCCGGCAGCGTTCCCCATGCCGAAACTGAATGTGCTGAACTGGAAGGTGATCATCCCGATCATCAGCCCAATAACAAAGAAGGCGCAAAATGCCAGCAGGTCAGTGACCTGGCTGTGAATCGAGATAAAGCCGATGCGATCGGCGATGGTTTTTACGCGACGGGCATCACCGCTGACTTGTAAAACGTCACCTTTGTTAAGCACGACGTTGTCATCTATCGGCATCTCAATCTGGCTACGAATGACGCGGTTAAGGAAGCAACCGTGATCGGTCAACTTCAGTTGTGCGAGACGTTTACCTACAGCGTTATGGTTTTTAACGACCACTTCTTCAGTGACGATACGCATGTCGAGAAGGTCACGATCGAAAACTTCTTTACCGTTACGGAAGCTGGGATCGAGTCGGGCATGGGCGTCGGGATAGCCTACCAACGCTATTTCATCGCCCATTTGTAGCACGGCATCACCGTCTGGATTTGCAAGAATCCCGTTACGTCGAATACGTTCAATGTAGCAGCCGGTTTGTCGATAAATACCCAGTTCACGCAGATTTTTGCCGTCGGTCCAGGCCACGAGCTCCGGGCCGACGCGATAGGCGCGGATCACCGGTAAATAAACCTTACGGTTGGCATCAGTGTCCAGGCCACGTTCGCGGGCGATTTGCTGGGCGCTGGTCTGTAAGTCCTGATGCTGCAATTTCGGCAAGTAACGCGCACCAACAATCAAACTCACCAGACCGATTAAATAGGTTAAGGCATACCCGAGGCTCAGATTATCCAGTGCCAGTGAGAGCTGCCTGCTTTCCATGCCGGAATGACGCAGTGTATCGCCAGCACCGACCAGAACCGGTGTCGACGTCATAGAGCCTGCTAACATACCGGCCGTCAGGCCAATATCCCAGCCAAACAGCTTACCTAACCCTAAGGCGATCACCAGCGCACTGCCAACCATCACCAGTGCTAACATTAGGTAATTTTTCCCATCGCGAAAAAAAATGGAAAAAAAGTTCGGTCCGGCTTCGACCCCGACGCAGAAAATAAACAGCATAAAGCCAAGATTAAGCGCATCGGTGTTAATGCTGAAATGTTGTTGGCCTAATAACAGCGATACGACTAAAACGCCAATGGAATTACCCAGTTGGATCGAACCAAGTCGTAACTTTCCGAGACATAGCCCAAGCGCGAGGACCACAAATAATAACAGAATGTAATTCCCATTTAACAATTCGGCGACGTTTATATTCACGGAGGCTAACTTCTTGTTTACTAGTAAGCTGTTGAAAGAAATGGTAATTTACGATAATGTTTTTTACCAGAATTCAGGGCGCAGATTCATTCAGCGCACCTAAACGATAGTAAAGTAACAATATATTTTACTAGTGTAATCACATTAGGTATCAACGGCTATATGAATTGCGTTGGCCTATATTAGCATGGAATGCGAAGCGGCTTTATCTTACTGAACGCCACACTGGCGAAAAATGTGTTCGATAGACGCAGTGTCAGGAGGAACGAGTGAAACATAAACAACGTTGGGCGGGGGCAATCTGCTGTTTTGTCCTCTTCATTGTGGTGTGCCTTTTTCTGGCGACGCACATGAAAGGCGCTTTTCGGGCTGCCGGGCATCCTGAAATCGGCTTGCTATTTTTCATTCTTCCTGGAGCAGTCGCCAGCTTCTTTTCACAGCGTAGAGAAGTCCTGAAACCTCTGTTTGGCGCAATGCTGGCGGCACCCTGTTCGATGCTCATTATGCGGCTGTTTTTTTCACCGACGCGCTCATTCTGGCAAGAGCTGGCATGGTTACTAAGCGCGGTGTTCTGGTGTGCGCTGGGGGCACTGTGTTTCTTATTTATCAGTAGTTTGTTTAAACCACAGCACAGAAAAAATCAGTAAAGCCCTCAACGCGAGGGCTTGTCAGACGATCAGGCGTCCAGATTTTCTTTCACCCATGCAGCAAAATCGGTATAGCCGCCGATATGTTGCTGATCGACAAAAATCTGCGGCACGGTTTCTACGGGTTTACCTGCCTTTTGTTGTAGATCTTCTTTAGTGATCCCTTCCGCACGAATATCTACATACTGATACTGAAAATCATCGCGTTCATTGCTCAATTTCTCAGCCAGATCTTTTGCACGCACACAGTAAGGGCAACCCGAACGACCAAAAATAACGGTTTGCAT